AGGAACTGCATTTATTCACTTTGCAGGAAATAATGCAGGAACACAAACAAATGTTTTAATACCTACCGGGAACGTGGGTATTGGGACGGGGACTCCGACATCTAAATTAGAATTATACAATAGCAGTGGAGATACAAGAATGACTGTTACTTCAACAGGAGGAACAGGTGCTTCTGATTTATTATTAAAAAATGCTTCAGGAACTGTCGCTTATGAATGGTATGTTCAAGCATTAGGAGCAGATGGTAGATTTAGGATATTTGATAATACAGGAGGTTCAACGGGAGAAAGATTTACTATTGACCAATCGGGTAATGTTGGAATAGGTACATCTTCCCCGACACAAAAATTAGAAGTTAATGGTACTATAAAAACAGGGGGTAACGGTAGTGGATATGTGGAAGGATATAGAATAATTTGGGAAACTCCTGATATACATAGAAACGTAGGGGCAAATGCTTATCAAATTGAGAACGTAACATCTCAAGGATTATCATTTGGATATAGCTCCTCTATATTTATGACTCTTTCCACTTCGGGGAATTTGGGAATTGGCACAACTTCACCAAACCATCAACTAGCAGTATATGCGGGAGGAGGAAGAACAGCAACTACAGCCATCAATGCAGGAAATAGTAATGTAATTCCTGCTATTGCTATCCAATCAGGAGTAACAACTTGGGCTTCCGCTACGAATGGGTTTGCGTATTACTACAATTCTACAAATGGTAATTTAGATTTATATAGAAAAGACGGCGCTGTAACGACTGAATACCAAGTAATGACTTGGGTTAGAGCTAATGGAAATGTAGGAATCGGTACAGCGAGTCCAACAAGCATAGGAACAGGAGTAACTACTTTAGATATTCAGGGTTCAAATGCAGGCGGTATTGCTTTTGGACCATCAGGAACAAAGAACTATATCTACGGCGCTTCAACTATGTATATTGAAGCAAATAGTACTGCTGTATTTGCTACAGGTGGTAGTGAGCGAATGAGAATAACAAGCAGTGGAGACTTGTATGTAGGGGGAACGACTGATGCTTATTCACAAGCTAATAGAAAAGTATTAAGTTTAAATGGTGTTGATGATTCTTTAATTTCATTTAGAGCAAGCGGAACTGCGTATGGTTATATATATGCCTATTCAAGTGCATTAGATGTTTCCGCAATTAATAGAAGTCTTACATTCTCAACAGGTGGTTCTCCTTCTGAAAGAATGAGGATAACAAACGCGGGTAGTGTAGGGATTGGCACATCTTCTCCTCAAGCAAAACTTCAAGTTAGCAATTCAACTTCGGATGGTATTATTGTTTCAACAACAGCAAATGTTGAACCGTTCTTAGCGTTTTGGAGAAACTCAGCAAGTAATGGCGTTGGTGTTTTAAGACTTATTGATGGTGGTAGTTTGTACTTTGATAATGGTGCAACAGGAGCTTCGCAGGCAACAAAGATGCAGATTGCTCCCACCGGTGCTGTTCGTTTCAACGCTTACGGCTCAGGCTCGTTTACGGGTACAGTTGCATACAACCTTGCTGTTGATTCAAGCGGTAACATTATTGAGACTGCAGGTGGAGTTGTTGATGGTAGTGGTACAGCGAATTATGTGCCGCTTTGGAGTGATCCCAATACGCTTACTAATAGTGCTATATATCAAACAGGTGGGGGGAATGTGGGTATTAACACAGCAAGTCCTGCATATAAGCTTGATATTAACGGTACAGCAAGAGCAGCGGGGATGACATTAAACGCTTTTGCTACAGGTACATCAGGTGGTAATTTGGAATTAGGATTTGATGGTACACAAGGCGTTGTTCAAGCTTATAACAGAAGTGCATCTTGGATTCCTTTATTCTTGAGTGGATCTGATGTAAGATTTTATCCTGCCGGCACTGAACAGATGAGATTGACTACAACAGGATTAGGTATAGGTACAACTAGCCCCGGGACTAAGTTGCATATTAATGACGTAAATTCTGCATATACTTTTTTATATAGTACAATATCAGGTGGTTCTCCAATAGCATTAGATAATACAAGTGGTAATCTTGATATATATACAGCAAGTACTACAAGGATGAGAATTACGAGTGGCGGTAATGTCGGCATAGGCACTACTTCACCATTAACTAAACTTCACGTTTCAGGAAGTATAAGCGCAGAGTACTCGGATTCAATATATTTAGACTATAGTCCTTCAGTAGGCAGCTATAAAAAAGGATTTTCAGGATTAAATCAAAGTAGCGGTGTAGCAAGAGGATTACACATTTTTAACTATGACAATGATTCAAACCAAGGAATAAACTTTTGGGTTGGTACCAATGCTTCAAAGCTACAAGCTGCCGTAATAAAAAATAATCGTCAAGTTTTATTCAACGCTTACGGCTCAGGATCATTTACCGGCACTCGTGCGTATGACTTATCGGTAGATGCTTCAGGTAATATCATTGAGGTAGCTATTGGTGCAGGTACTATCACAGGATCAGGCACAACCAACTACATACCCAAGTTTACTTCTTCATCTGCAATAGGAAATTCTATAGTTCAAGATTATGGCGATAATGTTTGGGTAGGCACAAACACAGCAGGTTATGGAACACTTAATATTCAAAGATTTACCTCTGCTCCTTATGCTACACTAACATTAACTGACCAAGCAACACCATCTAATCCTATTGGACTTTATTTAAGATCAAATGGAAGTAGTCCTGTAGGAATCTCAAGTGCAGGTGCCCCTATTGCTTTTTATACAGGAGGTCCTGCGACAAACGAGGGGATGCGCTTGGATGCTTCGGGGAATCTATTAATAGGGTTGTCAAGTGCTTTAGCAAATGGAAAACTGCAGGTAGCAGGGAGTATTGGATTAAGTGGTAATACACAAATTAGACAGGCAACAAATAGCGATGGAAATACACTTCAAGTTTTTGCAACACAAGTTATAGCAGGAAATTTAAACAGTTATTCTTATGGATATTCAGGGGGTGGTCTGTTAGCTTCAGTATCAGCAGGCGATTCAATTTTATTATTTGATGCAGGGAGAACAACATCGACAGAAGGTAGGGTTAAGATAGCTAACACCACATTAGGGAATGTGAGTTTCTCAGTGGAGAAGAATGGTGTTACTACACTGTTTGCATCTACGCTTGGAAATGTAGGTATTGGTAGTGCAAATCCACAAGTTAAATTAGATGTTCAAAGTGGTAGCATAGGAGCTTACCATAACACAGCATCAAGTGGTGGTGCACAACTATATCTTGGGGATATGAACTTTGCAGGTGGCGCTTATGCTACATCTGCTCCGGGGGTTGGTGCGGTTTACGGACCAACACATTTAGTTGCAGGTGATTTAGCTTTTTATGTATATAATGGGGTAGCATCTTCTCGCTCTGAAGCAATGAGAATTATTAGACATTCTTCAGGTAACAATTACGTAGGTATAGGAACAACTACTCCAACCACAAAACTTCACGTTTTATCATCAGATAATACTTACGCAAATCTTGTAATAGCTGCAACTTCAAATAATGGAAACGTAACAGGAGGATTAACTTTTGGTGGTTTATATAATTCAGATGCATTAAATTTTTATACAGGTGCTTCTTCAATCACTAAAATGTATATTTCAAATGCCGGTAATGTAGGTATAGGTACGACTTCCCCCGGTGCAGAACTTGTCATAAATAGTGCCAACAGTAACACAAGATTCTTTGTACAAAATGCAGGAAGCACAAAAATAGAATTAGGTCACGGACCAACAGGATATGGATTCACTCACCCAACAGGACAATTTTTAGCCTACGCAGACAATTTATATTTTGGGCAGTTATCAGGCATATCAACTAATGTAACTTTTACAGGTGGCGGCAATGTATTAATTGGAACAACAAGTGACGCAGGATACAAGCTTGATGTAAATGGTATGGGAAGATATTCAGGTCAATTAACAGTTGATTACAGTAGTGCAGATGCGGTAATAAGGCTAAGCAAAGGCGCAAGCTCTATCGGCAACATTGACTTTGTGAATGAGGGTAATAGATTTTCAATACAAGATGATGGAACAAGAAGATTGGTAATAGATTTAAGTGGGAATGTCGGCATAGGCACGACTTCACCAAATGGTAGTGGTTGGGATGAATCATCAACGGTGTTGCATATTTACAAAAACACTATAAATGGTGGGTTATTAAAATTAGAGTCAAGTAATACAACTGCTATTTTTAATGCAGGTAACGACCAATTAGCAATATTTACTACTACTGATGATCCTATTAGATTCGGAACTAATGGTTCCGAACGGATGCGCATTACTTCAGGCGGCAATGTCGGTATTGGCACAAGTTCACCTCAAGCAAAACTTGATGTTATTGGAGTAGGCGTATTTGGGACAATGACTTCTTCAAGAAGTACGTATTCAAATGGTTTATCTCTACAGAATAACACAGGGGAAGCGACAAGTTTATTCCTATGGCAATCCGGAGTTGCTTCAGCGCACATTGGTTCGCCTGCAAACAGCACAAGTCTTCATATTGTCAATAGTTATAATACGGGGCTAATAACAGATCCAAACTCTATAGTTTTAACAAGCACAGGTAAAGTCGGTATTGGCACGACTTCACCGGCTTATAAACTTGAAGTTTCATTACCTACAACAACATCTGATATAGTTCAAAGATGGACTTCACCAAGTTACGATTCAGTTGATTTATATATTGGTTCTTCACAAGCATATTTTGGAACTTTATCAACCACTCCATTGGCATTTAGAACTGCCAATACCGAGCGGATGAGGATAACGAGTGCCGGGTTAGTCGGCATCGGAACCTCGAATCCTGCAAATATACTTTCCATAAAAAATGGAGCAGCTCAATTAGATATAAACACTACAACCTCAACAGTAACTCTTGAGGCTATTGACAGAGGAAACACAGGAAATTCTGTTGACATTGGGTATTATGCAAGAAATGGAAGTCACATTTTTTATAATGGAGCCTATGCCGAGCGAATGAGGGTAACAAGTGGGGGGCAGGTTGGAATAAACACATCTTCCCCCGAACAGTTATTTACAGTAGCAGGAGGAAGCATAAGTGTTAGTGGTAATACAGGATTACCAAGACAAATTTTAGAACTAACTACCGCAAGTACAGTTTCCATAGTAAGAGCATCTTATCAAGGTATGGGAAGTTTCGGAGATTTGGCATTATGGACAGGTGGCTCCGCGCGAATGAGAATAACAAGTGGGGGCAATGTAGGTATAGGAACTACAAGTCCGGGCACACGATTAGTAGTTCAACAATCAGCAGATAATGCTATTGGTTTTAGTGTAACAAACCCTACAGGTAGAGCATCTGTATTTGGATATAGCAGTACATTTCAATTAGATATTGGTAGTTCTACTAATGATAATATTAGATATGGAAATTTTGGAGCAGGTAGTGGAGTATTATCATTTTTGAACAATGGAAGTGAGGCAATGAGAATAACAAGTGGGGGAAATTTACTTGTGGGAACAACAACTGATGCAGGGTATAAGTTGCAAGTGGACGGTAAGGCTTATGTAACAGGAACATACACAAATACAAGTGATGCTATTTTAGTATTAGCTGCAGCAATACCCGGTTTAAATTTAAGAACAACAAGTAGCGGAAGATTTAGTATTATTTCAAATTACAATAATCCTAATACAACAACATTCTTATTAGGAACAGGTACAAATAGTCCTTCTAATGAAATAATGCTTTTTGACCATACAAATTCTCGAGTAGGTATAGGTACGACATCTCCATCTCAAAAATTAGAAGTAGCAGGTATCGTAAGAGGAGAGGCTGTTAATGTTTATGGTTCAACAGACCCTGCCTCAACTTCCCCCTACCTATATAGTCCATCAACAGGTGCTTTAGGAATAGGTGCAAATGGCTCGGAGCGAATGAGAATAACAAGTATAGGAAGAGTAGGTATTGGCACAAGTAGCCCTGCAACCAAATTGCACGTTGTAAACACATCAGATGTAGCAATCATTGGTGATGGTAACGATAACTATTTTGGTAATTATACATCAGGTGATTATTTTGACATTGGAAATTTAGGCTCTACAGGGAATGTCTTTTTAGAAGGAAGAGGAGTTAGCACAAATATCAATAGCCAATATAGAACTAAAGGAGCAGGAAGTCATATTTGGACTTACAATGGTGGGAATAATGAAATTATGAGAACTACGTCTGCAGGAAAACTATTAATAAACACAACCTCTGATGCAGGAGACTATAAGCTACAAGTGAATGGGAATGGTAGATTTGTGGGAGATATTGTAGCAACTGTTGATTTGCGTTTGACAAGAACAGGAACTTCTCCTGCAATAGTTTTAAGCCAATCACAAGTGAGATGGGTTGATGAATCAACAGGATATTCTACTTCAATGGATGTTATTAGTGGAGGATTACAATTTGGAGGCTCAATAAAAACCGCATCCCCAAGTGGAGGAACGGCTGTTCCGTGGAAGCTCGGAAGTAGGATTACAAACTCTTGCGGACTGCCTGCAACTTACGCTGATTTTGCTTCTCAGTTTATGGTGTCGAATAAGGTAATTGAAGTGGAAATAGATGGTGTTCTCGTTTATATACCAATAGTAAATCCCGGATGGTGTTAACAATTTTTAAAACAAATAAAACAAAAACAAAATGGCAATCGTTTACAATTGGGTAGTCTCAGCAATGGATGAGTATCCCACAACCCCCGACAATCTCGATGACGTAGTATTTAACGTACATTGGAGAAGAAACGCTACTGAAGTAGTTGGCGACAAAACTTACTTTGCAGATGTGTATGGCTCCCTTCAAGTGCCTGCCCCATCTCCTGCTGACTTCACTCCTTACGAAGACCTAACCTTTGATCAGGTCTGCGGATGGCTTGATGCAGGTCTTGACGTTCCTACTATTGACGCAGGATTAGCAGTGCAAATTGAGAATTTGATCAACCCACCCGTTGTATCACTTCCTCTTCCTTGGGAAACTCCTCAACCTGAAGCATAATGGGAAATATAAATTCATACGCTACCGATAATAATATATCCTATAACGATAAGCTAATCGGTACAGACGCTGAAGATCAGAACAAAACCAAGAACTTCACAGTGGGGGGCATACTCGCCCTCCCACTTCCTTCCGTGCCGGTATACGCCAACAACGCTGCTGCACTCGCTGCAGGTCTCGTTGCAGGGAACGTCTATCGCATCACAGGAACTGATTATCTCGGTGTAGTTCACTAACTTTACAATCTAATCTAATCTAATGGATATCAGGAAAATCTCAGTAGGTCCTGACTACAAAGGTGGTGCTATGCACTACCTTGTAGGTCAGAGCGTCCTCAACGACACATACAAAATACACCTTATCAAGTTTGCCCCTGAAGCAGGAGCAATTAGAATCTATATCATAAACGATAAGCAAGAGGTTGTTCTGTGGAAAGAGTTTAACCACACGATTCCTTTAGCCATTGAATATAATATAGACTACTAATGCGCTCTCCATTTAACTTCATCGTAAAACCCGAGTCGGGAACAAGATATAACAACACCAAGGAGATTGGTGGTATAGACCTTATTGTCAACACCTCCGAGGAAGACCATAAGTTCTCTAATCGCCACGCTATTGTCGTTGAAGTACCTAATAAATATGACGGTCCAATAAGACCGGGGGATACGCTTCTTGTACACCATAACGTATTTAAGTTCTATAACGATATGAAGGGTAGACAAAAAAGCGGTCGCTCCTTCTTTCGTGATGACGTGTTCCTAATCGACCCCGATCAGTTCTTCCTCTATAAGCAAGATGGCAAGTGGCATACCTACGATAGGTACTGCTTTGTAAAGCCAATCCCTGCTACTGAGTCGTATATCAAAAAACCGTTTACCAATGAACCTCTTATGGGAGAGATGCGTTTCCCAAACGCATACCTCGCTACGCAAGGCGTGCGAGCAGGTGACAAAGTATGCTTCAAGCCTGACAGCGAATACGAGTTTGAGGTAGATGGAGAGAAGCTCTATAGAATGTATGATCACCAAATAACAATAGTGCTATGAACTTTTTACTATTTGATAACGTCCTTTTTGACCCTGACGAGTACGTAGAAGATATTCTACGCAATGACTTTGTAGATATCTACGATGGTACTAACGTGTTTAAAAATATTCAGCCTCGTGACTATGACGATGAGTTTGCGCAAAGCGTAATGGAGCTCGTTGGTCACAATTATGATGTAGCTTGGAACTTTGTTCGTAGGTCTCCTGAGGGGCAGCCGGAACCCAACTTCATCCATACCGATGAGATGATGGGAGATATAACCGCTATTTTGTATCTTAGTAAAGAGCATCCTGAACAGGACGGTACAACTATCTACGATAGTGAAAACCAAAAGACGTGCACCTTCTATGCTAAGTACAATAGGATGGTGGTCTTTGATTCAAAGCTCCCTCATAGCCGGAATATATTTGAGAACTTCGGCAGCGGAGAATCCGCTCGCCTTGTTCAGGTTGCATTTTTAAAGGAGGTAGTATGAAGGACACAAAACAATTGAAAACAGATATCATTGATGCGGGATATCGTGCGGTAGAGCAGCTCATTAAGGTGGCTAAAGAGGATATTATCAAGCCCGACCCTGATGATGAGCTTGCAGCAGATAGGCTCAAGAACGCAGCCGCCACAAAGAAGCTCGCCATCTTTGACGCTTTTGAGATTTTAAATAGGATTGAATCAGAAAAGGAAGCCCTTAGTATGATTGACAGTGGAGTAAAAGATACAAAACAAGGATTTGCAGAACGAAGGTCTATATCGAGTCGTTAAAGACTATGTGCCTCAGAACGCCATATCAAAAAAGAACGGCATACGCTCTTGGAAGTATGGCTATAATGAGCAGTACGATATGGTGGTTATCTCCAAGACAGGACAGATTGGGGAGATTATCAATATCGCAGGCTTAATTGTCGCCCTACCTCTTGCTCCTAAAGAGTGTCTTCAAAGACACGAAAAAGCCGCTGAACAGTATTGGGAGCGTACTGAACTCCCTAAGGAGCTCTCTAAAATCCAATCTATATTCCAATGGAACGAGTTACCTACCGAGTTTAAGGACCGGTGGGTAGACTATATCGAGGAGGAGTTTGATAGAAGGGAGCAGGGGGCTTGGTTTATGAATAACGGCACGCCTACCTACATCACGGGGGCGCACTATATGTACCTTCAGTGGTCAAGTATTGACGTGGGCTACCCTGATTACAGAGAAGCTAACCGTATCTTCTTTATTTTTTGGGAGGCTTGTAAGGCTGACCCGCGGTGCTTTGGGATGATATACCTAAAGATCAGGCGCTCGGGGTTCTCCTTTATGGCGTCTTCAGAGTGCGTAAATATCGCTACGCTCGCCCGAGATTCAAGGGTTGGTATCCTATCTAAAACCGGTGCCGATGCCAAGAAGATGTTTACAGACAAGGTGGTTCCCATTAACGGCAGGCTGCCCTTTTTCTTCCGTCCTGTGATGGATGGGATGGACAAGCCTAAGACTGAGCTTGCCTACCGTGTGCCGGCTTCAAAGATTACCAAGAAGAATATGACCAACACTACCGAAGGTAGCGTTGTCGATGGTCTTGATACCACAATAGATTGGAAAAACACTGAGGAGAACTCTTATGACGGTGAAAAGCTCCTGTTTCTTGCGCACGATGAGAGCGCCAAGTGGGTAAAGCCAAACAATATCCTGAACAATTGGAGGGTAACTAAGACCTGTCTTAGGGTCGGTAGCAAGATTATTGGTAAGTGTATGATGGGTTCCACCTCCAATGCACTCAGCAAGGGTGGTGATAACTATAAGAAATTGTACGAAGATTCGGCATTGGATAGTCGAAACGCCAATGGGCAAACAAAAAGCGGACTCTACTCCCTATTTATTCCTATGGAGTGGAATATGGAAGGGTTTATTGATCGCTATGGTATGCCCGTTCTACGTAAACCAAGCGAACCTATTATTGGCGTGGATGGACAAGACATTAGAAATGGGGCTATTGACTATTGGGAGGCTGAGGTGGAGTCGCTTAAAAACGATGCTGATGCACTCAACGAGTTCTACCGGCAGTTCCCTCGCACGGAGAGCCACGCCTTCAGGGATGAAAGTAAGCAAGCGCTATTTAACCTAACCAAGATATATCAGCAGATTGACTACAATGATTCGCAGATTCAGGCGCATAATGTTTCACGTGGAACATTTCATTGGAAAGA